TATCCCTGCAATCTTTAGGACGAAAACAAATAAGAGTATGAAAAGTATACCAGCTAAAGAACTTGGTGCTATAGAGAGAAGTGATGCTTCTTTTATTATCATTGATGACTTAGGTACTGAGAGTATTAAGAATGATTATGGAACTAAGATAGATGCAGTGGCTGATGCAATCTCTTATGCTGAGGATAGTTCAAAGACTTTACTAATAACGACTAATTTAGATGCAGAAGATTTAACGAAAAGGTATGATGAAAGAACTTTAGATAGGCTAAGGAAGTGTAAGGTGGTGGTTATCAAGGGTAAAAGTTTTAGAAATTAAATAGTATAAAATTGAATTATTTTTATATATTTGTACAATGAAAAACACAGAGCAAGAAAAGATAGAGAAGTTCAAAGTGCCAGAAGTTATTAATTCTGACTTAACATACTATATGCAGTTTGGATGGAAAAGATTAAACGATAGAAACGATAAGAGCAGAGAGGCGAGGAAGTATGATAGGAATGTTTATACAGATAGATTTCCACCTCAACAAGACTAATGACAAATACTCAGGAAATAATTAATCAATAAAGGGTAAGACCTAAAAGCTTTAATTTTTCAGACCTGTGTAGTAAAGGGGTGGTTTTCAGATGCCACCCTGATACGATTAAAAAAATAATAATTATGAGCGAAATAGCTAAAAAAAAATGTATTTCATTGTACAATAAAATTGAAAAAGCATTTGACAATCAATCAGGAGGGGACTATAACGATACAATGTATTGGCAATTACAAGGTGCAATACAGGATATAAACGAAGTAGAATCAGATTTAGAGTGGAATAACATCCTGCCAAATCTTGAATCGTGTTGGAAATATGTAAGTCATTGCAAGGAGATTGATGATTTACAGCAGAGTATTCCTAATGAAATATATGGCTAAAAAACAAACTATGAAATGTCCAAAGTGTGAAAAAGAATTAATATGGGGTGGTGATAATGACTATGAAGATTATGGTGAGGAGGATGATGGTATAGTTTCAAATAGTAGTTGTGTTAATGATGAGTGTGATGTTGAGATGGTTATAATATATATAAAAATATGAAAGAAGAAGAAAGAACATACAAAACAATTAAATGGATATTGAAAGACAATATCAAAAAGAATGTAAGGTCTTTATGGACTTGGAAGGATGATAACTTTACAATGATATATGAAAATTATGACGGAGATGACCGCATATATACTTCAACTCAATTATTAAAAATATTAACAAAATGATGTACCTAAACCTAATAGCAGTGGTAGTACTTTTTATAGCTTTCTTACTTATAGTAATGAATATTATAGTGAGTAGATTGAGAACAAAAGAGAATGAAAGAATAGCATGGAAGATGGATAATATGCCAAAGAGAGATAAGGTTGTTACAAGAACAGGAGGACTTGCTCACGATAGAATCTATGACACTATATTGGATGAAGATATAATAATGGATGGTATGGAGGACTTAAATGATAGAGTTGCAAGAGAACGTCAAAACGCATTTAAAACAACTCTAGAAGATGCTAAAGAAGCGTTAGACAATAAGAAGAAATGAATATGGTATTTATAATAAAGATATGAGCGAAAAGCATAGTAAGCATTATTACGAGCAGGGACGGAATACAAGTAGTACTTGGAAGGATGATGTAGTAAAAGACAAGGATAGTAAATGGAGTGGAGGTGAGATTAATCCTAAGATGCTATTAAGCAAGGATGAACTCGAGGAAATTACCGAATACTGCCCAAGGTGTGAAGAGCATTTCGATGCTTGTGAATGTTCCGAGAAGTACAATTGGTCAACGCAAGTTTATAACAGAGCAGATGAGCTAGACTACAGTAAGGATAAGATTCCTAACTACTACATTGGTAAAGTGTATGGTTATGAGGCTAGGAAAGTAATTGAAGATTTTGATTTATCCTATAATATCGGTACTGCCACAACATATTTGCTCCGAGCAAAAAGGAAGCACACTACAAGTGTTGAGTGCATACAGAAAGCAATCAATCATCTTGAGTTTGAATTAGATAAGATTAAGAATGAAGAAACCGATATTTAGGGTATTTGTATCGTATGAGATAAAGAATAAAGCTGCTGTAACAAGGAAGGTTACTGTTGGTATATTAGATACATTTGCACTAACCTCTAACATAGAGGAGATAAAGAAAGATACAGAACTGATAGACAGGATATGTTACTTAAATAAAAAGAACCGAGACAAAGTAGACATCACTATAACGAATGTTGATGTTGAATACCAATATGGTGAAACTACTGATAGGTTTGATGATGAATATTAAATTATGCCAAAGATAAGAAAGATAAAGGTAGGTGATAGAAAAGATAAGAGAGGTGGTGGTTACTCAAGAAGAAAGTTTACTGTTGCTGAAGCTGATGCAATAAGACTAGAGTTCAATACATCTGAGAGTAAAGTTACTATATCTGCTATGGCTAGGAAGTATGAAGTATCTCAACCATTAATGTATCAACTACTTAAAGGAACAACCTATACTGATAAGGGGATAGGGGGTACGAAGGGGATAGGGGATAAGGGGGTAAGGGGATAGGGGGTATGGCTATGAAACAAGAAGCAAGAGTACAGTCAGCGTTCTGCACATACATTAAACTATCTTACCCTGAAACAAGATACTGTGCATCTCTAGGTGGTATAAGGACATCAATGACTCAAGCTATAATGGCTAAGAAAACTGGCTATGTTAAAGGCTTTCCTGATATGCAGGTACTGAAGGTCAATAGTGAGTATGCAGGGCTGTTCTTAGAGATTAAAGCTGATAAGACAGGTTACCCATCCAAAGAGCAGAAACAATGGGTAGCAGACCTTAATGAAGCAGGTTACTTTGCTAAGGTTGTAAAAGGATTGGATGAGTGTATCGCCATTCTGGATTGGTATATGCAAATCAAATAATTTTTTAAATATTTTTATTCTTTAAATTTATTTCTAAAACTTTTTTAAATTTTCTTTTTCTTTTTTTTCAAAAACTTTTTATTTTTTTTTAAAACTTTTTCTCTTTTGAAACTGCTGAAACTGCCATGAAACTGCCGTTGAAACTGCTGTGAAACTGCTGAAACTGCCATGAAACTGCCAAACATCTCCTATAGGTGGATTTTCGTGATTTCGCAGGTTTACAAGCATAATTTTTTTTTGTAGGTTTTGCCAGTCAATGTAGATGCAAGTGATAGGTTCAAAATTTTTTGTTCATAACTTTATGCATTAATATTTTTTCAAGTGAGATATTTTTATATAAGATTTTTTTTAAAAATAATTTGCTTTTTGTATTGCTATGTCAAAAATTTTGTTATCACGCGCGCTCTCTATTACTTAAAAAGGAATAATAAAAAACCACCAACAAAACCACAAAAAACAAACTTTCAACCATTACCACCTAAAAAAGAGGCAAAAAATGAGCATTAAAAAAACATGATATTAAAAAAACTTTCAAAAAAAGCTTGTTTACTAGGTTAAAAGATAAATAAATCTTTTTAACATTTTGTTTGCTATTGTGTAAAAGGCTTGTATATTTGCATCATAATAATTAACGAAAAAAAAAAACTAAACATGAAAAATTTACACAATAATTCAAGTGACACAGAAACAGCAAAAAGAATTGCAACATATTATTCAACAAATGAATTAAAAACATTATGTTACAATTTATTTAAAGTTTCAGGAGATAATTCAGTTGGTTCAATTCAGAGAATGATGGACAAAATATCATTTTTGTTTTATCCTGAAAATATGATGGAATTAACACAGCACATTTTGATACATTTAAAAATGAACCATGTTGACCAAATCATGCGTGACATGATAAATGAAAACATCAATCTAAATAATACAACTAGAAAAAAAAGTGAACATTTTGTTTGGCTTGCTTAAAAGAACCCAACATCAACACCCTTACACAAAACTAAATAATAACCTTTTAAAAATCAAAACTTTGGACCAAAAAACACAAACACAAAACACAAAAGCAGGCATTTTTAATTTGCTTTTTATTTTAAGCCTTCCGGCTGGAATAATAGCTTACTGCATTAACTTTCTATAAACCTTTAAAACTTTAAACATGAATACAAAAACACAAAATCCAGATCAAATAAAAGAAAGTAGCAAATATATATTTTTATACTTCTTTGCTACTTGCTTAATAACAAGCGTTACAATTATAAATCTAATGCAATACAATAATATAACAATCTTTTAAAAATTACAATTATGAATAAAATAAATACGATAAGACAAAGAATTTTCACTAGCTATATAGAAACAAAAGTGTTAAACGGAGAATATATCGGGGACTTACTGGGCGAGCCTTTAAGGCTTTATGATTTTAACTCAATACTTGTTAGTCTTAGGACTTACAATGAAGATAATTATTACAGTCTAAGTGAAGACGATTTAAAAGAACTAGAAAAAGACTTAGCATTACTCAATAAAATACAGAAATAATCATGAAAAATAAATATCCTAAATATATTACAAAAGTAAACATTAAACCAAGCTATACAATAGGCGAAAATATTTTGTTTTCAATCTTAACATGTGCGACCTTGTACGGCTTAATCTATGCACTTTGTACAATCATCACACTAATTGAATTTATAACCCTTTAAACCCTTTTAAAATGACTTATACACCTATATTAACAGACCCAATAGAATGGGACGAACCAGAAGCTCAAAAATGTAATCATTGCGATAATTACTTAACAGATGAAGAAGTACAAGAAGATGAAGATTTGTGTAATGATTGCTTTTATTCTTGTTGCGGTGATGAACTTAACCAAGATATTCGAATATGCCCAACTTGTAAGGAGCACAATTAAAAAAATAACTAATATTAAAACTATAAACACATGAATTTATTAACACAAAACGCAAAGATGAAAAAAACATCTAAAGAAAATAAAGCTAAGATATTCAATTTTAGTATCCCCGCTTATAAAACTAAATCAGGAAAAAGCACCTGCCCATTTGCGGGAGGGTGCCAAGCCTATTGTTATGCTCAGAAGGGAAATTATATACGTTTCCCAGCAGTCCAGGAACTAATGGAAAAGAAGTACGAAATAAGCAAACAGGATAATTTTAACAGCCTAATGAATGAAGAGATACAAAAGAAAAAGCCAACACACGTAAGAATACACGATAGTGGCGATTTTTACAGTCCTTTATACTTACAGAAGTGGGTTGATATTGCAACCGATAACAAAGAAGTAATTTTTTACGCTTATACAAAGAGCATCAAATTTTTCGTTGAAGGTTTAACAGTACCGACAAATCTTAAAATTATATTTTCAGAAGGTAGCAAAAGAGATGATTTGATTAATGTAAATAAACATAGACACGCCCGTATTTTTAAGACCTTAGAAGAGTTGAACGCTTCAGGATATATAGACGCTTCAAGCAATGATTTGCAAGCAATAACAGATAATAAAAAGGTTGGACTAGTATACCATTAATAAAAACAAATTATAAACTTTAAAAACTAAAAAAATGAAACAAAAAGAACTAAATAAAATAGGTAAAAAACTAGAAGAAATTGAACTAAAATTAAGAAGTGATTACGGACTTACTAAAATAAGTGGTGGTTTTGTTAGGATAGATATGTTTGATCATGATGATGATTTTATATACATCTTAATTAAAGATGGTATCCAAAGTGATTGCTCTAATAGAGTAAACTTAGAAGAACAAAAATTAGATAGAGAGACACTAGAATTTAATAACTAAACAATAATAAAATGAATACAATTAAAAAAGTAGCTGATACATTCACAGACACATTTCAGGAGCAAATTACCGAGTATCTAATAATCTACGGACTAGAGCCAACTGATGAGAACATAAATAAAGTGATAAAAGAAATCGTTAATATATATAAACAATAATACAATGAATATAATAAACAGGACCAGAGCTAAAGAATTGATAAAAGAAAGTAAAGGGTTAATTTTCTCAACTACTTACATAAAGAAAGATAATACTATTCGAACTCTAACAAGTAGAACAGGCAAACAGTATAAGAGTAAAACAGGCAAAGCAGCACCATACAAGCCTAAAGATTATAATCTATTACCTTTGTATGATATGAGAAAAAAAGCCTTTAGAATGTTAAATTTTAATACTCTTCTTACTTTGTCAATTAATAAAACTAAATACACAATCAATGAATAATAAAACAACCGAACAGTTACTTACTAAATTAATAGAGCTAAACAAACAGCACATTCAAACCCTTAATGAACGAATTGACGTACTTAAACACATTACTGAAATAGATAAAATAACTATTAAAACTCAAGAAAAAACAATTAAATTATATATTGATAATCTGAAATGAAAGGTGAACTAAAACCAACCGAATTTTCAGATACTTTTTACCTTATATTATTTGTATTAGCGTTAATATTTGGATAAAATCATACTAAAATACAGTATTAAAAGACCTTTATCGGGTCTTTTTTTATGCTTAAAATTTAATAAAGTGTAATTAATTAAGTTAAAATTGTTATGATATAGCTATTTTTTTATCTCTTTAGATACAAAAACAACCTAAAACCCAAACTAAAAACCAGTTTAAAGTTCAGTTCCTGTCATGATCTGGTCATGATTTAGGTCATTAAAGTCATTACTTTAGTCATTAAAGCTATGAAAAAGGATTAAAAAGGTGGGTTTTGGATACCGTCAGGAAAGAAAAAATCCCTCTTTGGACACACACACCCACACACACTCAAACCAAGTTCAATTTTATAAAAGCTATATAGATTAAACATCTATTAACAAAGAGTTAGATACTTTGCGATATGAGCAATGATGTTTACTTTAAGACGTGGTGA